ATTTTGGAAGTAATGCCTTAAACGCCTTAACCTGCGTATGTGATAGCCTCGAAATACTTTTATACTCCCTGCTTATAGGCATATAAATTTCAATATTATAAAACTTGTCATTATGATAACCATGATAATATCCTACGCCTCTAGTTTTAATACTTGTTGCCTGCTTTATTGCCATTAAGTCTTTATATAAATCATGCGCCTCTTTTAATCCTTCTACGCTTGAAATATATTTTATCTCTCGACACAAAGTATTCTCGACAAATGCAAATATTGATTGGGCTGAATAATGCGTATCTAATTGCCTAATAAATAACTGAGGTATCTCGGGCATTAATTGAATACAAGTAAATGATTGACCTTCGCTGTTATGCTCATTGAATCTCTCATTAAATTCTATAATACCGTCATACGCCTGCTTAGATAAAACTATCTCAACGCCTTCATTGTCATAATGACCAAGCTCTTTAAATGGAATGTCACGATAAGAAATATCGGCTTTTAACTTGCCTCTAGTGTACTTTGGGAACGCTCCACGAATGTCGCTAGGTATTTCGTCATAACGTCCATAAGAACACGCTTGACTTGTTTCATTGCCATACATCGAATCGTTAATAGTTTCTATGATATCGCCGTTCTCTTCTCTCACTGTAATTTTAAATTTTCCTTTCATGTTTTGCTCTCCTAGCTAGTTGATTGTTAGTACTTCGATTAAAGCTATTATTAAATGTGCTGATAACATTGCGCCTAGTATTTTAGTCATTAGTTTTGCTCTCCTAGTTTTAAAATGGTTCGTTCCATTTATGAAAAGGTTATAACATGGCTATCGGTATAACTCAATATTTATTTATAATTATTTAATGTTTATAGTAATATTTACATACTTGTGTGTAACTCGTCGATATCATAGGTATTTTATAGATAGTAATCGAGATGGTATTATAATTTATTTACCGTTAATACCATAGTATAAACCGAACGATTCCAGCACGTTACCACGATAAGAGAGGATGAGAAGAGTTGTAAGTTACTAATAATACATTCAATAATTGTAATAGTATATTATATATAGGTTTATATTAGAAAAATGTGATTTGACACAGTGCGTCATATATTTATATACTGCACGAATCTGACCGCACATATACCATTACAATCGTTCGACGTACAATCATATAGTTACAGCGTCGAAAAAATATTCTTAGCGTGGTAACATACCGTAACTACTACACTTATACTATGGTATTAACGGTAAAAAAAACATAATACCATCTCGATTACTATCTATAAAATACCTATCATTTCAAATAGTTACCACGCTAAGGACACACGTTTAGTCGTGGCATACGCATAAACTTATAAACAATAACTATGTATTACGATACGTCGATGCGTTCGACTCTCCACGACTCCACGACTCCACGCATTACAATGGCATGGAGAGTTGCGTCAATAACACAGCGTACCACTCGTGCGCGCCGCTGCATAATCAAAAACCCCCTGCGACTATGTGCACTGTACGTACACCCTCCCCCACGTAACTTTGCGCTACTTTTTAACAGGTAGCTATAAACAATTTTGCCTTACACCTGCGCTTCATACTAGCCATCATGCCGTACACTATATACGACTACCTCCCCTAGACCCCCCACCCCCAAAAATTTTTTATAAAATTCTGGACGGCTTTCATCAGTCTATGATATCGTGGACGCTCTAGTGTTTTGCTCTCCAAACGTAAAGCACTTGTCTTCGCCGAGTGGGGCATTAATAGTGTTCTATTGTCCTTCTCGGTTAAGACCAACTTGACTACCCCTGTACATTAAAATATCCTGAGAGTATGAAGACACTTGAGGAGACACCACTATCACAATACCAAAGACTTTTTGTAGAAGCTTATGTCGGCGATGTAGTAGAAGCTGCTAGACTCGCAGGTTATAAAGGCGAGGACTCTTATTTAAGGAGAGTCGGTAATAATCTATTGACAATGCCTAAAGTACAAGAAGCTCTTAAGAAGCGATCTAAGTTTACAGCGAAGACTAAAGATCTTGCTTGGGGTCGTGAAGAGCGTATGGAGTTCTGGACTCAGATTGCTAAGAATACAGATCCATATGCAAGACAAGAGATGGATAAGTTTGGGAATCCAATTCCACTAGAGCTTACTCCTAACATTCCAATGCAACAGAGACTTAAAGCTACAGAGATGCTAGGTAAAGCGGAAGGTGACTTTGTAGATAGAATAGAAACTAATACAACTTTAACATTGCAACAAATTATCATGGAGTCTTATTACATAGACGATAACTCACAAGATGAAATGTCAATCGAAGACATTGAAGCTGAGTATCGTAGAGTGCGAGACAGTAAAGAGATAGAGTACGTAGAAGAGGACAAGGGAGAATCTAGTTACGACTTTTTATAAGGAGAGTAAAATGTTTACGCTATTAGTATTTTTAGGAAATTTATTTTTTGTATTGATTGCAGTTTTATCGGGGGCAGTAGCTATAGAAACTCCGAGTCTGTTTTCATTCATAGTATATGTAGTATTAGCCGCGGTGATTATAACAGTACCGTGCGGCTGTATAGAATTTATAAGAGGATATCCTTTCTAATGGGACAGATAATAGATCCAAGAAAAAAGATTATTACAGAGATCGATGCACCTAACGTACAACGATGGACTAACAAAGGTGCTAACCTTCAACCGAGGCAGATTATGAAATTGTGGCGTGAACGTCCAGTAATATTTGCCGAAGATGTTTTTGATATTAAGTACGATACGTGGCAGGAAGATTATGTAGATCTATACATGAATCATTCCAGAGTCGCAGCCGTTGCATCGAAAGGGCCGGGTAAAACTTTTACTCTAGCTACTATCGGATGGCACTTTTTTATATGCCGCAATCTTCCCAAAATGGCTGCTCTATCAATTACAAAAGATCACCTTAAGTCGAATATGTGGGCAGAGCTTAGAAGGCTTAGAGCGCAATCTAAACTATGTACATTATCTTCTAATGATGGTGAATCCAGAATTACTAGAATAGGTCATGAAGGTTATTCATTTATTGATGCTAGATCTTTTCCTAAGTCAGCTGATGAGAATACGCAGGCTTCATCCCTAGCAGGTCTTCACGCAGACAATGTAGCCTTTCTAATAGATGAGGCTGGTATGATACCGGACGCAGTTATAAACACCGCTGATGCCGCACTATCTACTGGTAACGATGGAGACAAATGCGCAAAGATGCTAGTTACTGCTAACCCCGAACAACCATCAGGAGTTATCTATCGCGCATACATGGGACAGTCGATGCAAGATTGGGCTGTCATGACTATCTCAGGTGATCCAGAAGATCCTAAGAGAGCGAAGCGTGTTGATATGAAATGGGCGCAGGAGCAGATAGATCAGTACGGTAGAGATGATCCATGGGTTATGATAAACGTACTTGGTAAATATCCAAGAGTCGGACAAGATACATTACTAACTGATGTCGAAGTTCGTGAATCTCAGATGAGAGAGATTGATGAGAAAGAAATTAAAAATGCTCAGATGAGATTAGGACTTGATGTAGCTAGAGGCGGTGTAGATAGAAGTTCATTCGCTAAGAGAAAAGGTCTTAAGGCATACCCACTAGAAGTAGTAGGATCAAATGTGAACGGGCCGGGCCTTGCAGGGATGGTATCTAAGATGCACCTAGATGATAGAATCGAAAGAGTCTTCGTTGATAATACAGGTGGTTTTGGATCGAGCGTTGTAGACTCGCTAGACAATTACCCACATATTGATGTAACACCCATTCACTATTCAAGTAAAGCACAGGATAAAAGGTATTACAATAAACGTACCGAGATGTATATGAGACTGAGAGATTGGGTCAGGAAAGGTGGACAGCTACCAAGAGATCCTCAACTATCAGAAGAACTTTGTGCTATAAAAATATTAACTAATGGTGGAAAGATTAGGATAGAAGAAAAGGATCAGATCAAACAAAGATTAGGTCGAAGTCCCGATAGAGCCGACTCACTAGCTCAGACTTTTGCTGATGTCGAGCAGCCCAGTTTTTATGCAGAGTATGGTGCGCCTAGTGTGAACCCTGACCAATTATCAGACCACGAGTTCCATAGGATGATAAATGGTAGAGGTATGAGCAACCACGTATCTGACCCTACACAACTTGACCAACATTACAATGTACGTCATAATCATAAGGCATAGGAGGTTTATTATGTCTAGTGCGTTTTTACAAGGAGCAGCGTCAGGAGCAGCGGCAGGATCAGTCGGCGGAGTGCCTGGGGCTATTATCGGTGCTATCATTGGCGGCGGTCTAGGACTATACCAGAGTAAACAACAAGAGAGTGCCATGAGAAAAGCGGAACGTAAGAGGCGTATAGCTATTCAAAATGCAGCATCTCAAGAGATGGGCGCAAGACAGCAAGCTAACTCTTCTATGATGAACTCTAATATAAGAAACCGAGCTTCTTCATCAGTCGCAGGACTAGAGATGGGAACTATCGGAGATATGGTAGGAAACAACGAAAACAATATGCCTTCATCGGCAGGAACATTTTAGGAGATATCATGGCAAAGATGGCTAAGAAACCGGCAAGAGGTCAGAGAGTAAAAGAGGCGATGAGTAAGAAAATGAAGTCAGCTAAGAGTGCTAAGAAAAGTACTTCAAGCTCTGTAATTTCTGCAGCTAAGAAAAAAGTAAAGTCAGCATCTTCGGCAGCTTCAAAGAAGAAAAGCAAGTCGATGAGCTACGGAAAAATGAAGAAGAAATAATATGGCAAAGATAAGAACTATAGGCAGAAGAGTAAAACCTCTAAGGGGTACTAAGTCTGCTAAGAGAAAAAATAAAATGCTTAGAGTAGGTGACGCATCAATGTCTGACACTATGACAGTAGGTGATGCCGCTAGTATGGATATGGTAGAATCAGAAAGTGCTATGGCGAATACTGATATGTCTACAGAGAGTGCTATGCAAACTAGTATGCTATCAGCTGATGACGGAGCGATAAGGACTACTGATGATATGGGTCTTAATCCTGACTTCATTGGAGCTAATGCGTGGGATCCGAGACTAGGATATTTCAAAGTTCCAGAAGGCAGAAACGCTAATGAGATCGCTGACGAATTATATGAAGCTACTCAGAAAGTAAAAAAGTCTAAGAGAACTAGAAAGGTTAAGTAAT